CTTCATAATATTTAATATAATCTGCTACTAACCAATTCATATCATACCCGCTTCAAACTTTTTCCATTCAATCGCATTTTTAATATCCCATCCACGATTATCAATTGATTTAATAACACCATCAATATATTTTATTACAACTTCCAGATATCCAATCTTATCCATCAATGCAATAATTTCTTCATCAGAACTAATATACATTGCCAAATCACCTTTTAAAACTTTTAAATCAAATGGTTTTGCAACATAAACTTTGACATCAGCCTTACCACCATAGTACTCCCATTTTTCTCTGTACATACGTTGATAATCACCATTGGCCTTTTGCAATAGTAATTGATATCTTGTTTTATGATCAAGATACTTTGCTTTTATCTTTTGATTTTTAAGGGATTCAGAATCAAGATGTTCCTCATTTTCTACTATGAGGTCTTTACTTGCTTGTTCTTTTAATTGTTCTAGGTTCATAATATATCTTTTCAAAGGTGAGCAGAGTTGATCATTACTCTCTTTTTTTTTATTTTGACTTTTAAAGTCTAAGATGTGAATATGTTAAAGTTTATCGCATCTGCTCATGGTTATTTATAATGTATTTATTTCATAAATTTGATATGCAAATTCAGCTGTTGCAGTCATATATTCTACATCTGATACATTTTGAGTAAAATCCAATGCACTCAAAGATATAGGAAAAATATTTTGAAAATTAACTTCTACTATAGGATTGTTTTTATTAGAAAGCACTATGAGATATGCATCTGAATATAATGCTCTATCAGGAACAGATTTGCCAACCAAATCTACTGGTGGAGTTTTACCACTTGCCGGTGTATTTGATGTTACATCTCTAAATGTACGAAACTCTTGTCTGTCTGTTGGAAATCCTATACCTTTCATCCAATTATGCAAAGAAACATAATTCTCTAAATATTCATCTATTTGAAAAGTTATAGATAGATTGTCATATGTAAGTTTTTCTGCAACTATAGGAATATCTTTAAATGGAGTTGGATGAATAATAGTGTCAGCAGAAATGCCAGGAACATTTGCACTAACAGTAAAAAATTCTACCTTGGGTAACTGATGTATACCAAACTTAAATTGAGTCGGACTTGCATAGTCTAACTTATCAGGTTGTCTTGCGAGTGGTGATTGTGCTGTTGCCATATATCTATTTATAAGAAAAAAAGGGAGGCCGAAAGACCCCCCTTCATCAAATTAAATCAATTTAATTTAATTTTATTGTTAGTGTAGTACCAACCATAACTTCTTTTCGTTCAAAGTTATTATCTTGACTGTCCATTAAATATTCAACGTATGGACTAAAGGTTGCATTGTCACTCAAATTTATACTTAATCCAACTTGATTTTTAATATCATCAATCTTTAAGTCATTTTCTTTTCCTGTGCCAAATTCAAAACGTGGTTGAACTTTGCCCCAGACATGGATATTATCTAAAATATTAAGACCCACTGTAGCAATACCCCTGTACCGCCAGTTTGCGTCTTTACCTTCTGTCTCATAATATCTGTATTCGATTCTGTGACCGAGCGATAAATTAATCGGTCCTTCATTGCCTTCTTTATCATCCAGCATATTCCAATTAATTAACGATTGTGTTAGCTTCGGTCTATATTCTCTGTCGCCATCTTCTTCAGCAGCACGAACTGACATAGTAAATGATTGGAGTTTAACTGATAACTCAACATGGTCATAATCAGAACGATATTGGTTTCTTACATTAAGTCCAACATCATATCCAGATTGATCCCAATTTACATTCCAATTATGTTCAGACTGTTTCCAATCTGTACTTGCTGCGGCAGCTTCCTCTTTGCAACCAAATACGGTTCCAACAAAAGCTACTGCAAGCATTCCTATCAGAATACTTTTAAATCTTTTCATACATTTCTCCTAAGACTTCTAGATTGTTTGATTTTTTCACGGGAACATTATAACAGTATATTTATAATTGTAAAAAGGGAGGTCCGAAGACCTCCCAAGTTTACTCTACTCTTTTTCTTATTTTTACATAAGGTTGGTAACTTTAACCCGACGATACCAAGCATTGGTATTCGCATCAAGTGATGCATCGGAGTTAACTGTGTCACCAGCAGCAACCGCACCAGAGGCGGCAAAAGGATTAGCAGCAAGACCATAACGTGTCTTGAAACCAATCTTGGGCTGGAAGGAACTTTCACCAACCGCACGAACCATCTGAAGCGGAACGTATGGGCAGTAGAAGAAACCAGCATCGTAAGGGGATGTACCTTTATAACCAACAACATAGTACTGAGAAGCACCTACGTTAGCGGCATATGGGTCAACATACACTTTATAACGACCATTCATAACACCAGCAAATGTGGTGGTTGTGTCGTCAACATTAAGACTATTGTTGAGAGCAGGGGTATAATCCAGAACACCAGCCATCTGAAGTGCAGAAGCAACATCAGCGGAGCAGATGATCATATTACCCTTACCACGACGAGTCTGTTGACCAATCGCATTGGCATCACGCTCTATAGCGAACATAAGACCCTTAAACTTCTCAACTGACCAACGACCATTAGAGTCGGTGTCCAGATCAAAGATACCAGCAGTAGTTGTATTAACCTGAGCACCCTTAACAGCGGTGACATACAGGGAACGAACTACTTCACGGTTTATTTCAGCAAGAATTTCAGAACTTAGAATATTCGCAAGTTCTGTTTCGGCATCTAGACCGTGGATTGCTTTCAAGTCCTGAGCAAGTTCCATTGTGTACTCAGCTTTTAGAGCACGGGAAACTGCTGTAACTGTGGACTTTTCGATTGAGAACGCCATCTGTCCGAAAGCATTAGTAGAACTGTCACCCAAGGCTTCAGCCTGAGCAGTTGTCATACCTGTAGCACTTGTGTAAGTACCAGCAGAAGGACTGTCGTTCAATACGGCAGGGTTGGTTTCAGTTGAACCAACATCGCCACCACCAATAGTACCGGCGGCGTTCTGATTAGAACGACCAGCAGCACCAGGCATTGACTCGTCAACCAGAGCTTCAGCACCATCCTGTGAAAGTAAGGATGAGCGCATTGCAAAGATTAATCCCGTTGGACCTGTCATTGGTTGCACACCACATACGTCATACGCAATCAGATTAGGCATAGCACGGCGAACGAGAGATATGAGAATCGGGTCCCAAGTATCCATTTGTCCACCTGACATGGCATTGACAGGAGCAGCTTCCGAAAGAAAGCCACGATCTTCTTTGAGAGCCTTTTCTTGGTTCTCTAGGATGAGAGTGGTAACTGCCCGCTTGTAAGAATCCTCGATCCTTGGAAGATCGGGGTGTTCTAGGACTGGCTGCCACTTTTCTTGTAGATGTTCTGTTTGAAACATTTGTTTCTCCTTTTTAGTTACATCCGTTTAATATAATGTTTTATGCACTCGCCTTTTGATTACGACTGATTGCCGACATATACGTTCTCATGGCATCTGTCGTATCAACGTCCTGTGCGGTGCTACCATCTTCATCACCAAATGTTTCATCACTAGTATTTGATGGTTGAACTTTAGGGAAATAACTTTCTTTCAGTGTATCGAGTTTTTCACGGAAAGACTCTTCACTCCCAAAGTCAACATCTTGTGTAAGTGATTTAAACTTTTCAATTTCGGTATCAGCCAAATCCTCAGAAACTTCGGAAATGACCTGCTCCCTAACTAGTGTTTCATTAGAAGATGTGAGGTTAACACTCTTTTGAATAGCCTCGTTCAACTTCTCTTCTAGTTCGGAAATCTTTTCAGATTGAGCTTCCAGAACATTATACTTATCGTCTGGAACGTCAATGTAGTGATCTTCAAACAACTGTTTCAATCCAGAAATAAAGTCTTCTGCAATCTCACCCTTTAATCCACGTTCAATTGCTAACTCGTTTTCTTTCGTCCATTCCTCTACAACGTAGTTGAGGTATGTGTCTACCTTTTCGGTAAGTTCTTCCTTGAAAGTATCTAATTCGGAACCTTTCTCAGACCTTACCTGTTCATCAATCCGCTCAATCTCTGAACGAATCTTGGATTTTACTGCGGCCTCAAAAATCGTTGCGGCCTTAACCTTGAATTCCTCACTAAGAGTATCGTCAGCACCCATAAGTGCTTCCATATCCTCTTTGACAGAAATGCTCTTAATTCTTTCGTCAATATCTGCCTTCTGGTCTTCAAGTTTCTTCAACTCTTCTTCTGTTTCAGCTTTATCAGTTTCAGCAAGTTTAGCAGAACGAGCAGCCAACATCTCTTCGATATCTGACTTCTTCATTTTGCCAATCTGCTCTAGAGCCTGAGCTTTAGTCATTTTCTTATTCTCCTCTAACTCTTCGCCGTCATGTTCGACTTCATCACCAGCAGCAAGTTTCTGAGGGGGGTCTGCTTTAGCAGCACCCTTCTGAGTAGCATCACCACTTACAGGTTTTGCGCTTTTTGCAGCAACGTCTGTTGACGAGGACTTTGCATCAGGTTCGACTACAGCCTTACCACCGTCTTTTGCTTTTTCGCCGTCAACTTTTTCTGCCTTATCAGCACCAGCAACATTAGCTTTAGGGTCTTTTGCTTTTGAAACACTCTCATCGGCATTGTTGGAACCTAAGCCGAGGTCTATTGCCTTACCCAGAGGTTTCTCAGAAGCTTCTTCAAGTTCAGCAAGAACTTCTGCTTCGAGTTCTTCAATTGTTTTTTCTAATTCGGACATAGGTTTGTCTCCTTACCTTTGTGTATATTATATTTATAAATTATAACTTTTTGAGGAACTTTGCAAACTCCAAAGCTTCCACTTTTGCATCTCTTTGACGGGATTTAACGTCAAATTTCCGCCTTAACTCAACAAGTTCTGCCTCAACAAGGGCTCCATTATTCCAGACCCACTCTTTTCCTTCCATAATACCTTCTACAAAAGCATTCGGTGCGGAAGGGTCTGCAACAATATCAGCAGCAGTTGCTAAATAAAAATCATCTCTCACATAATTTGCACCATTTTTTTGATTCAAACTTCCCATGCCTCTAGAGGAAACACCCAATTTACCACCTTCGTTCATAAGAGATTTTACAATCTCTCCCATTGGGGTTGCCATAATTTTTGCTTCACCAATAAAATTCTTACCATCGGGAGTTAAACTAGTAACCATATGAGATACCCTCTCAAGATTAACTGTTGGGCCATCTGGATGACCTAACTCTCCATATGCACGATTTTCATTGATAAACTTTTTATTGTATCTGGAAACTTCTTTTTGAAGTACTTCCATAGGATACACTCTACCATTGCGGTTCTTAATATCAGCTTGTAGGAAAATACCTTTAATCTTGTAGTTTTTACCACCACCTTCTTTTGCTTCGGTGATATATTCTACTTCTTCTACCGCTTCTGAAAATAATTTTACAGTGTTCATGTGATATTATTCCTTATTATGCAGTATAATTTTCATCTTTAACAAACTCAATCATTACAAAACCTGATGTACCTAGACAAGACAATTCCATATCACCAGAGGTTGCGCCAGTATTTGTTGCATTAGATTTAATCAACCCAGCAGTTCCGTCATAATGTCCACTTCCAGCTAGGTCAATTAATGTTACATCTGAATCACCCTGTTCAATAATTTGAACATGACCAGTAGCATCATTCGCAGTTCCTTGTACTAAACCCCACCAAAGTCTTTTAATGTGTAATTTTGCACCATTGGCATGTCCGTCTAAAGCACTTGCATCTAAAATAGCATTTGTT